AAGGATTGCTTATAACCTTGCCGAAGATGAGTCTCCAACACATGTAAAGAGTTGGGTGTCAACAGGGTCAACCTTGCTTGACTATTGTGTCTCGAATCGTAGAAATGGAGGCCTTCCTGTAGGTCGAATTATTGAGATCTTTGGCCCGCCTTCAATTGGCAAGTCTCACATTGCAACGCAGATCGCTCGATCCACCCAGCATATGGGAGGTATTGTAGTGTACATCGACACGGAGAATGCAACGTCTGTCGAGAATCTTCAATCACTCGGAGTGGATGTCTCTAAACGATTTGTCTATGTTGACACGCACTGCACAGAGGAGGTCTTCGACACAGCAGAGAAGACCATTGTCAAGGCAAAGGCAATGCAGAAAGACGTCCCAATTACCATCATCTGGGACTCAGTCGCTGCATCTTCACCGAAAGCAGAATTGCTAGGTGACTACGACAAGGACAGCATCGGCCTTCAGGCACGTGCGATCTCAAAGGGCATGCGCAAGATCACTGGTGTCATTGGTGACATGTCAGTCCTCATGATCTGTCTTAACCAGATCCGCACAAAGATTGGTGTTCTCCATGGTGACCCAATGACAGTGCCTGGTGGCATGGCGATTCCATTCCATGCAACGACTCGACTCAAGCTGGGTGCAGGTCAGCAGATCCAGAATAAGAATGGTGACATCATCGGGATCAACGTGTCAGCAAAGACCGTGAAGAACAAGGTGGCGCCACCTTTCCGGACTGCAAATTTCCAGATTCACTTTGGAAAGGGCATCGTCGAGCACGAGGAGATCTTTGATGTCCTTCGTGACGCTGGCGAAAGAGAGGTCAATGGCAAGATCATCTGCGTGTCTGGAACATCTCAGTGGAAGGTCTTCTCTGTCACTGACTCAGTGGAAGGTAGGCCTATCATCGAGAAGAAGTTCTATAAGGCAGAGTTTGGTGAGATTCTCAAGAATCCTGAGTACAAGCCCTACCTTGACGACCTAATCGAGGCAGTGATGGTGAGATCGAAGGACGATCCTGCAAATCAGGCAGCTGATGATGAGGAGTCTGAGTGATGACGGGCGAAGGATCTGTCCTGCTCGTTGACGGGCTCAACCTATTCCTTCGCCACTTCACAGCCAACCCAGCGATGGGATCAAATGGCAACCACGTCGGGGGAATCGTCGGCTTCCTATATGACTTGAACTCGATTGTGCAACGCTTCAAGCCGCACAAAGTCTATGTCGTATGGGAAGGCGGCGGTTCTCCTCGCCGTCGGGCGATCTTTCCAGAGTATAAAGCACATCGTAGGCCCGAACGTCTGAATCGAATCTATGCAGACGAGATCAAGACGACGGTGTCAGATCATGACAATCAGGTAAAAGACATTGTTGCTCTCCTGAAATTGCTACCTGTGAACCAGCTCTACGTTCCTGACTGTGAAGCAGACGACGTGATTGCATACATCAGTCGATACGAGCATCCTGAAAGTCTCAAAGTGATCTTATCTTCAGATAAAGACTACTATCAACTTGTCTCTGACAAAACAGTGATATACTCACCGACGTCAAAGAAAATCATCCAAGTGCATGACGTGATTGAGAGATTTGGAATTCATCCCAACAATTTCTCACTCGCAAAGTCAGTTTGCGGAGATACATCAGACAACATTCCTGGAATTTCAGGTGTTAAGTTTAAAACCCTATCGAAGCGATTTTCAAATTTAATAGACGAAACCCCAGTTATGCTAGACGATTTTTTAATGTCGGCTCGACAAGCTGCCTCGAACTCCAAGATCAAGGCACACGCCGAGATCGTGGCAAATGAAGATTTAATTAAAAGAAACTGGCAATTGGTGCACCTTGACACGGCCATCCTGTCGGGCACTCAGGCGAAAAGGATCCAAGACCTTTGCACAGGTTGTAAGACGAATCGAGACAAGATAGGATTCATACGTTATCTCTTAAAGCTTGGCATTCAAACATTCAATGCCGATCTGATCTTCTATACATTCAGCCACATCGGAGCATAAAGTGTCGGCCAACGCACACTTCAGTCAATACGGTAAGAGTTTTCAGGAAAAGGTCTTTCAAGGTCTCTTGACGGACAGGTCATGGGCCACTCAAATGACTGAGATCATGACTCCTGAATACTTCGATCTAAAATACTTGCAGTACCTTTGTAAGTCATACTTCAGTTATCACCAGAAGTATAAGGATTTTCCAACTCTTGCGCTGCTTGTCACAATCATCCGTGACGACCTCAAGGAAGGAAAGGACACAATCCTTCGCGATCAAATCGTTGAATTCTTGCAACGAATTCGTGTCAACCCAGACATGGGTGATTTGCAATTTGTCAAGGATAAGTCTCTTGACTTCTGCAAGAAGCAAGCGATGAGAGAGGCCTTGGAAAAGGCAGTTGAATTAATTGCGACTGACAACATCGATTCTGTTGTCGATCTTATGAAGAATGCTCTTGCAGCAGGAACACCAGCCGCAATAGGGCATGACTTCTTCCAGGACACTGAGGCACGCTTTATCAAGACACGCCGGCTTACCTGCCCAACAGGACTTCCTCAAATTGATGCACAAGATGTCCTTAACGGTGGTCTTGGTCGAGGAGAACTCGGCGTAGTCATTGCGCCGACAGGCGTGGGCAAGTCACACTTCCTTGTTCAAATGGGCGCGGAGGCGCTACGTGTCGGTAAAAATGTCGTTCACTATACCTTTGAGCTATCTGAGACAGCCGTTGGACTTCGTTATGACTCGAATCTTTGCGAGATCCCAAGCAGTGACGTCATCGACAGAAAAGAAGAAGTCCTTGAATTCTACAAGCAAAACTCGCTCGGTCGACTGATAATTAAGGAATACCCGACTGGAACCGCGTCGGTCCAAACAATTCGTAACCACATTGAGAAGTTGCTCTTGAAGTCATTCGTTCCAAGCGTCATCATCATCGATTACGCAGACATCATGAAGTCGTCAAGGAAATTTGACTCACTTCGACACGAGCTTAAGTTGGTTTATGAAGAGCTACGAAATCTTGCAATGGATCTGAATGTCCCAATCTGGACTGCATCACAGGCAAATCGTGAAGCATCAAACTCCGAGATTGTCGGACTCGAGAACATGTCGGAGGCATATGGAAAAGCAATGGTTGCAGACGTTGTCCTGTCAATCTCTCGCAAGGCAAATGAAAAGGCAACAGGTGCAGGTCGAATCTTCGTTGCCAAGAATCGTGCAGGTCGTGACGGAATGCTCTATCCAATGCAGATTGACACATCCATGTCAAAGTTTAGGTTGATGGATGCAAATGAGATGACGCTGGATGACGCTGTGAAATCTGATGGACACAGCATGAAAAAGCTTCTCAAGGAAAAGTGGGACGAAGTTAACGCGAAATGATGGTCGCATATTTTAAGATTGGAGTCTTATCATGTCTTTAAGCGAAAGAGTAATGGAATATTTTGGTGGCGATGAGCTCGCTGCAGACGTTTTTGCCAAGTATGCATTGAGAGATGCCGAGGGGAATCGTCTTGAATCGTTGCCCCCTGAGATGTTTCGCCGGCTAGCAAGAGAATTTGCTAGAATCGAAGCAAAATATCCCAATCCCTTGACTGAGGATGAGATCTTTGGCCTTCTCGATGGATTCAAGAAAGTTGTCCCACAAGGATCGCCCCTCTCAGGCATAGGAAACCCCTACCAGCTTCAGAGCCTGTCCAATTGCTTTGTCATTGATCAACCACATGACTCCTATGGCGGCATCCTCTTCTCAGATCAGGAGCAGGTCCAGATCATGAAGCGCCGCGGCGGTGTCGGAATGGATGTGTCTAACATCCGCCCTAAGGGCCAGCCTACCACAAACGCTGCTAGAACTACAGACGGCATCGGCGTCTTCATGGAGCGATTCTCAAACTCCACTCGCGAGGTCGCACAGGGCGGCCGACGTGGTGCGCTCATGATCACTATTGACTGTCGTCACCCGGAGATCGAGACATTCATCGATATCAAGCGCGACCTTAAGAAAGTGACTGGTGCCAATATTTCTATTCGCTTCACTGATGAATTCATGCGCGCTGTTGAGAATGGGAATGACTTTACTCTCCGGTGGCCAGTAGAAAGTCAAGTTAATGACGCTGAGATTACGAAGGTTATTAACGCGAAGCAAGTCTGGGACAAGTTTGTCGATGCAGCATGGACTTCTGCAGAGCCGGGTGCTCTATTTTGGGACACTGTTGTTGACAAAGGTATTGTAGATTGCTACAGAGACGTGGGATACAAAACAATCTCGACGAACCCATGCGGCGAGATCCCACTCAGCCCTTACGACTCCTGTCGCCTTATGGTCGTGAACTTGACATCTTTCGTCCAGAATCCTTTCACGACTAACGCAAGGTTTGATTATGATGGTTTTACAGAGACAGTCGGCAGAGCACAAAGATTAATGGACGATCTTGTCGACCTTGAGGTTGAGTGTGTCGAACGCATTCTTGAGAAGATCGAGAATGACCCACAGCCTGACAACGTCAAGAAGATTGAGAAAGACCTCTGGAACAAGATCAAGTCGGCAGGTCTTAATGGACGCAGAACAGGTCTTGGAATCACGGGTCTTGGAGATGCGCTCGCAGCGCTTAACATTCAATATGGGTCACAACTTTCAATTGAGATGACGTCAGCCATATACCAACACCTTGCTATGGGTGCTCACAAGATGTCATGCCAGCTCGCAGCAGAGCGTGGAGCCTTTCCAGTCTTTGACTATAACAGAGAGAAGAACCACCCGTACATCAATCGAGTTATGGATGCTTGCGGCCTAGAGACGAAAAACCTGTGGCAGACTACCGGACGTCGAAATATCGCGCTCACAACTACGGCACCCGTTGGATCAATCTCCTGCCTCACACAGACAACAAGCGGAATTGAACCTGCATTCCTTCTGTCCTACAAGCGCAGGCGCAAGATCACGCAGGGCGACACGAAGTCAACGCCTGACTATGTTGATCCTATGGGTGACAAGTGGCAGGAGTACACAGTCTACCACCACTGGTTCAAGAAGTGGATGGACATCACAGGCAAGTCTGACCCGAAGGAGAGTCCATACTGGGGCGGCACTGCAAACGATATTGACTGGGTTAAGTCAGTAGACATCCAGGCAGCAGCTCAGCGGTGGATCGACCACAGCATCAGCAAGACCTGCAACCTTCCAAACTCTGCCACACGTGAGACGGTCCACGACGTGTATATTCGAGCTTGGAAAGAAGGTTGCAAGGGCTTTACAGTCTACCGTGACGGATGTAGGACTGGCGTTCTTGTCTCCACAGAAGAGAAGAAAGAGACACCCAAGAACGCAGGAGACATCCACCCAAAGCGCCCCAAGGAGTTGCCTTGTGACATTCACCGAGTCAACATAAAGGATGACGTAGGAAACACGCAGTCGTGGATGGTTCTGGTCGGCCTCAACAACGGTGTCCCATACGAAGTCTTCAGCGGACTTGCAGACCACATCGAGGTCCCCAAGAAGACCAAGAGTGGCGTCCTCATCCGTAACGGCAAGAAGGACGGTGTCGCTACCTACAACCTTCGTGTTCCAGTCGGCAACGATGACGAGATCCTCTTCAAGGACGTCGTGAACCTGTTCGCCAACCCGACGCAGGGCGCCTTCACAAGGACGATCTCTCTGGCACTCCGGCACGGCATCCCAGTCAACTTCGTGGTGGACCAGCTCCAGAAAGACAAGGAGTCTGACATGTTCACTTTCTCTCGATGCGTCGCCCGTGTCCTTAAGGGATACATCCCAGATGGTACAAAGTCCACATCAGAGAAGAAGTGTAAGGAGTGCGGTAGCGACCAGGTCTTCTACATGGAAGGTTGTCTCACCTGCGCAAGTTGTGGTTCTTCTAAATGTTCGTAGTAAAAACTAACTAACAGGCGTATAATAAATACATGAACATCATCACTCGTGTTTCTCCCCTCATTAAGGAGTGCGAACTTCGTGCTCCTCCCATCATCATTCGAGTCAACAAGTTTGACGAAGATTCGGCAAAAGAGTTCGTCCAGCACATGTCGATTGCCCAATGCTCGGGGCAGAACGTCATTCCTGTCGTCATTGACAGCTACGGCGGCCAGGTTTACTCACTCATGACCATGATCGACGCAATCAAGGCATCACGAGTTCCTGTAGCGACCATCGTCGAAGGAAAGGCAATGTCCTGTGGCGCAGTCCTATTGACGTGCGGCGCCCCTGGCATGCGTTATGCATCTCCTCACTCTACGATCATGATCCATGAGGTTGCAAGCGGCGGTGCTGGCAAGGTAGAAGAGATCAAGGCAGATGCCAAGGAGACAGATCGCCTCAATGAGAAGATCTTCAAGATCATGGCAGAGAATATCGGTAAGGACGATGACTTCTTCCTT